GATATTTTCCGTGATTTAGCAGAACAACTTCCCGAGTATGAATTTGTTGTTTGTCAGGAACGTGAGCTTACTAAGAACGAGTATCACAACTTGTTAGGTGAAGCAAAACTTGTGTTTAGTGCTAACCTACAAGAAACACTTGGTATTAGTTGGTATGAAGGCGCACTTGTAGATGCTATTCCTATGGTGCCTGATAGACTAAGTTACAGTGAAATGGCTGTACCAGAGTTTTTATATCCAAGTGAATGGACTGAGGACTATTTTGCTTATAGAAAATATAGAGGTTTATTAGTTGATAAAATTCGCAACTACATGGAAAACTACAATGACTATATGGTAAGTTTAGATAAGCAACGTACCAAATTAAACAAAAACTTTTTTAGCGGAGCGGCACTATATGACGCAATCAAAGAAGGATGATAGTTTTACTATCAATGTAAGTGATTTAAAGTTGGATGATATCTTGGATACTACTGGTGACATTACTATTAACTTAGACAATACATACGGTACAACTACAACGTACTGGGCAGGTGATGATAGTGTAGCTGACGTTGTATATACCGGATCTAATAACGGCACATTTACTATAGACACTAATACTACTGACACTATCGATATAGGTTGGATCTATAATAATATGAATATTGATCCTAACGAAGTTGAAAAGATGTGTAAAGAGTATCCAGGTTTAGAAAAAGTTTGGCGTAACTTTAAAAACGTATACGACATGTGTAAACAAGATTACGAAGGCAAAATAAAGGCAGGAGAAATCGATGATGACATTCCTTTCTAAGATTATGGACAAGCTCGGCAGACGTCGAGTTATTAGAGATAGAGATAACGGAGAGCCTTACTTGGTTCGATTTTATCTATTTTTAAAAGATAGAAAACGCTTTCCGTTTAATATTACGCTACACAAAGTTTTAAAGAGCGACGAACCTACACTGCATGATCATCCTTGGAGTTATGCAACTTTTATTCTTAAAGGTGGTTACTGGGAACATATTCCTATTATTAGTAAGGAAGGCTTTGTTGTAGGTGCAACAAGAGTATGGAGAGGTCCTGGACATTTTCGATTCCGTAAACCAGATGATCTACATTGGTTAGAGCTTGCTAAAGATTCACAAGGCAACGAGATCCCTTGTTGGAGTTTGTTCTTTATGGGTCGCAAACAAAAGGAATGGGGCTTTGTACGATTTGTACAGTACGAAGGTTACCGTTGGATTAATAACGAAGAATATCTTGCAAGAGGTGCAAAAGAAGAATGATTAAGAAACATTATTACAGTTGGAAAGATGTAGAAGCAGCCTGTGTTAGCATTGCATTACAAATGTACAAGGACGGTTGGATGCCTGACTATATCGTAGGCATTACTCGAGGCGGCAATGTTCCTGCTACTATCCTTAGCAATATGTTAGGTGTACGTGGCGAAGCACTAAAGGTTAGTTTACGTGATGACGATAGCGAAAGCGAAAGTAACTGTTGGATGAGCGAAGATGCATTTGGTTATGTCAATGAAGAACAAAGAGACTTGTATAAAGCCCGTTGGGATTTAAGTAAACGTAAAAATATTTTAATCGTAGACGACATTAACGATACTGGTGCCACATTTAACTGGATTAAAGAAGATTGGCAGTCAAATTGTCTACCGCAAGAAACAGGTGCGTGGAAAACTGTTTGGCACAAGAATGTTCGCTTTGCTACTATTACAGATAATTTAGCAAGTGAGTTTAACGGTAAAGTAGACTACAGTGTACATGAAGTTAATAAAGCAGAAGAAGATGTATGGTTAGTTTACCCTTGGGAAAATGTAGGAGGTTATTAATGCCAATTCCAGAAAAAGTTTTTATTCCGGCGGCTAAAGATCCCGGTTTTAAGCATTTTTATATTAGTTTAATAAAAAGTGGCTTAAGAATTGCAGGTTGTGCGGCAGTACTACTTGGTGCAAACATCATGTGGTTGCCAGGTTTGTTTTTAGTTGCTGAAGTATTAGGTATTGTAGAAGAACTATGAGTCATACTCTTTTCATTGGTGATAGTCATACAGCTGGTTACTGGTATGATCAGAAAAACTCTATCTCTCACCAATGGGAAACAAATTATGCTGACATATACTCAAAAAAATTTAATACTAATACTTTAGTATATGCACAACCTGGTGTTGCAAATCAAAAATATGTATTTTGGCTTAAATCAATGTTTAATAGGTTTGATAACATTGACAAAGTTTTTATACAAAGCACATACTGGAATAGATGGTTAATGGGAGCAAGTAAAAATCTTGATTACGGTGATGGTACTCCTGTTGATATGTTCTTAGATGATACATATGTTTCTAATAACAAAAATATAAAATATTTTACAGATTGGAGATCTGTAGATAATTATATCGAAGTGTCCGAACAATGTCGTCCAGAATTATTTGAAGAATTTAAAGGTTTGTGGATTCCGGATGGTAATATAGATAAAGATTGGCAACCTTTTCATGAATCGTATCCTTATTCTAAATTATGGCACGAATCAATTACACATTTACAGTATAGAGATTTTTTAAAAGATTTGTATTTAATAAATGCTATGTGCAAAGAGCAAAACGTAAAAGCATATATGTGGACCATAAACAATAGAGTATATTTTCCAGAACATCTAAATATGTTTGGAGAATTAGATTTTTTATATATTCCTTCGTTATCAGCACAAGATTTTATTATGAAAAAATTTAAAGTTAATATTGAAGATAAGACTATTGATGGTGAACACTATCAAGAAGAAATACACAATATTATTGCAGAACATTATATACCATATCTAATAGGAGAAGAAAATGAGCACTGACGATATTGATCATAGTAATAAAATACCAAACAGTTTTCATGAAGCACAAGGAATGGGGTTAATTCCATGGACTGATCCTGTATACGATACAAGAGATTTTAACGTATACAAGGATAAATTTCCTGTTACTAAAGATCATGCTCTAATTGTACCTAAAAAGAATACAAACGAAGAAATTTTAAAATGTATGAATTTTGCGTTGTCAATGGGGAGCGACAATGTACGCTCTGATGAGAATGATATTACAGGGTTTAACATAGGTATGAACTTTGGAGAAAGTGCCGGCCAAACAGTTATGTGGCCGCATGTACACTTAATATTTCGTCGTGACGGTGATACCCCGGATCCCGTTGGTGGAATTCGAAATGTAATTCCGGGACAAGGCAACTATAGAAAGGAAACGTATAAAGATGCGTCAAAAGATTCTTAAAGCTGTAAGAGATCATGCTTACGGACACATTGAAAAACATAGAATGAATGTAGAAGTTTATCTTACTAATCCAGCAGGGATTGGTGAGCATTCAGATATTATGGAGGCTATTGAAGTAGAAATTTTAGAAATGGCTAAGTACCAAGACGTGCTTGACATTTTAGAAGGTTACTTTGCAGAATAATGATTATATCAAACCCCCATCCGTTAATTACAGTTTATGATAATGTTTTTGATTTTAAAGATGCAAATCTATTATATCTAAAATGTTTTAATGCACCGTTTTTTATCGGGTGGGCAGATAAATGGAATACTACTGAAAGTTTCCTACATAGTCCTATTGACAGTGATATGTGGGCAAACAAAGATTTAGACAAAAGTATGGCGGACTTTCTTGACACATTATCAAATTGTGAGCCTTATAAAAACATGGTTTCAAAAAGTATCGAAAGAACTATCATTAACTTAGATACTGTTGCAGATTCACATTCTACACACATACACGGTAATCAAGAAGTCTTACTCTATTATGCAAATTTAGAGTGGCAAGATAGTTGGGGTGGCGAAACATTATTTTATGATGATTCAGGAGAAAATGTTATTTTTACATCTCCATATAAACCCAATAGAATAATTAAATTTGACGGTGAAATACCACATAGATTTACACCGCCATCAGCTAATGGTCCAAAATATCGACTTTCAATATCAACTTTTTATTGGAAAGAGCTTGACAAAACCTAAATAACAATGTATAATACATGTTATGTATTGTACTTATTATTGGCAATCCACTGCCTTAACATCGGAGAAATAAATTGAGCAAAGCAAAACAAATTAAAGCAAAACTTGAAGATGCTGGTATCCGCTATTGGGCCGGCGATAACATTTCACAAGTTCTACAGAACGGTGATAAAGAAGCACTAATTGATGAAGCAACTGTTGCGTTTGAAAACGTATTAGACACATTGCTTATTGATAGACATAACGATCCTAACTCACATGGTACAGCAAGACGTCTTGCTAAGATGTACTTTAATGAGATTATGAGCGGACGTTATGATCCTATGCCTAAAGCAACAGCATTTCCAAATGATAGCGAAGATCGTTATGAAGGTATGTTAGTTGTACGAAGCGAACTAAAAAGTATGTGTTCACATCATCACCAGCCAGTAACTGGTACAGCATATATTGGTATTATTGCCGCAGAAAAACTAATTGGATTATCTAAGTATACACGTATTGCACAGTGGTGTGCTCGACGTGGTACATTGCAAGAAGAACTTGCAAACGACATTGCACGTGAAATTCAAAAAGCAACAGGTGCGGAACACTTGGGTGTTTATATTCAAGCAACACACGGTTGTTGTGAGAATCGTGGCATTAAAGCACATAGTTCATTAACTCAAACTACAGTACTAAAAGGTTCATTTAAAGATGACGCAGGTACTAAGAAAGAGTTCTTTGATAACATTAAACTACAACAGGAATTTGCTTGTTAATGGAAGCTATTGTGATAGATAATTTTGAGACTGAAAGTTGTTTAAACTTAAAAAATCTCATTAATTGGCAAACACAATCAATGTCTCCTGTGTGGTGTAATTTTAATGATGATACATCTCAATCTGTTTTAAAAGAATGGACTAAAAACTTTTGGATTAAGTTTATGAAAGATGTAAGCAACTTTGAAGGTTTCGAATACTGGCTACACGATTATAATGATTATAATTTATTAGAGGCACATAGAGATCGAGACGAAGCACACTTTAAAAATACTGGTGAAGAAAAGTATCCAGTTGTTGGCTTAGTATACTATCTTCATAACGAAGCACCTAATGGTGGCGAGTTATTAATAAAATACGACGACGGCAATGTTGATACTGTTGATGCATTGCCTAATAGAGTAGTTGTTTTTAATAGCAGTAATTTACATTCTGTTAATCCAGTAGTATCTGGCGTAAGAAAGTGTTTAGTTAGTAATGTATGGCAACAAAAGCCAGATGAAAGGAATTTTGTATGAAATTAAGATATTCAGAAGCGTTTTATAGTGTACAAGGTGAAGGTAAATTTGTTGGTGTTCCAAGTTTATTTTTAAGAACATTTGGCTGTAACTTTCGTTGCATGAACTTTGGCTTAGGAAAAAATGAGCCAATGCGTGATACAAAACAAAAAGATGGTATTAGACATAACCCAGAAGTAGCAGAATTAATTGCTAAAGATGTACATAATACAACAGAAAAATTTGAAGATTTGCCTATTATTCACACAGGTTGTGATACATATGCAAGTATCTATCCAGAGTTTAAACATTTTAATAAACTTGCCGAAGTTGACGAAGTAGTTGAACATATAATTAGTTTACTACCGGAAGGTAAATGGAGTATGGATAATGGTCAAGATGTACACTTTATCCTAACAGGAGGTGAGCCTTTGCTGGCATGGCAAAGACTTTACGTTGAATTATTTGAACATCCAAAGATGGGAGATTTAAAACATGTCACTATTGAAACAAATACAACACAATCTTTACACGAAGATTTTAGAAATTACATCGAAAATCAAGATCGTATTCAGTTCACGTTCTCATGTTCACCTAAACTTAGTGTTTCGGGAGAACCTCGAGATACTGCTATTAAGCCTAATATTGCTAATGACTACTTTAATACTAATAACAGTGACATGTATCTTAAGTTTGTTGTTGCCGATCAAGATGATGTGGAAGAAGTTCAAAGAGCAGTTCGAGACTACAGAGACGCCGGTGTTGAATGTCCAGTCTACCTTATGCCGCTGGGCGGACGCAGTGAAGAATATGTTCTCAACGAAAGACAAGTCGCAGAGCTCTGCATGGAACAAGGATGGCGATTCAGCCCAAGAATGCACATCGGACTCTTTGGAAATGCGTGGGGGACTTGAGAATGCATTTGATGAAGAAGAATTTGTTGAAGATGAACAAAAGAAAAGAAAACACAAATCTAAAACGCTCGAAGATCGAGTTAGGGAGGCAGGCATATGAAAGAGTTCTTTAAAAAGATAACAGGACTTGATAAAGTAGAAGCTGAAAAAACTGCTTTAGAAAAAGAACGTAAACGAGTTAGTAAACTTAGTCCGGAAGAAAAACGTCGAGAAGCACTCGAAAAAGAAAAAGAAGCGGCCACTAAAGCAGGTGAACCGTGGGTTGCTGTACTTGATACACAAGTTAATCCAGACAACATTCGAAACGGATTCTTTGAGCTTGATTGGAACAACGAGTTTATTGAACAATTGATAGATGCAGGCTACAGTGGAGAATCAAATGAACAAATTGTAGATGCTTGGTTTAGAACTATTGTATCGCAAATGCTTGAAGATGAAGGTCAATCAACTGATCGTGGCATGGGTCATATTAACGTAACTCCAATAGATAAAAATAAAAGTTCGGTATCGTGATTTTGAAGAAACTTTTTGGATATATTCCTGTTTTTAAATTTGACAAAAGCAAGCATAGACAGTATACTATTAAGTATGAAGATTTATGTCAGTGAGGACAAATGAGTACATATATTTTAGTAGACACAGCAAATACTTTCTTTAGAGCTCGACACGTTGTACGTGGCGATCTTGACACGAAAGTAGGCATGGCGCTACATATTACACTAAACAGTGTTAAAAAGGCTTGGACAGACTTTAATGCAGATCATGTTGTGTTCTGCTTAGAAGGTCGTAGTTGGCGTAAAGACTATTACGAGCCATACAAGCGCAATAGACAAGAAACTCGTGATGCAATGACTCCTGCACAGCAAGAAGAAGATACTGTGTTTTGGGAGATCTTTGACGAGTTTAAAGACTTTATTGGTACAAAGACTAACTGTACAATGATGCGTCATCCGCAACTTGAAGCAGATGATTTGATTGCAGGTTGGGTACAGAATCATCCTAATGACGATCATGTTATTATTAGTACAGATGGCGACTTTGCACAACTTATTGCACCTAACGTTAAACAGTATAATGGCGTTAATAACACAATTATTACACATGAAGGTTACTTTGATGACAAAAAGAAACAGCCTGTGATTGATAAAAAGACAGGAGAGCCTAAAGGTGCTCCAGACCCACAATGGCTACTATTTGAAAAATGTATGCGAGGTGATACAAGTGACAATGTTTTCTCCGCTTATCCGGGTGTTAGAAAGAAAGGTACAAAGAATAAAGTTGGCCTACTGGAAGCATATGACGATAAGGCCACGAAAGGTTATAACTGGAATAATCTTATGCTACAGCGTTGGGTTGATCATAATGGCGATGAGCACCGTGTTTTGGACGACTACAACCGCAATGTAACACTCTGTGATTTGTCTGCACAGCCTACAGACATTAGAGAGATAATTGATAACACTATTGCAGAAGTTGAACCTAAAGACATTACACAAGTTGGTATGCGTCTTATGAAGTTCTGTGCTAAATGGGATATGCAACGTATTGCAGACCAAGCGGCACAATATGCACAACCCTTACAAGCGAGGTATCCTAAATGATTAAAGCAAAAGAAGTATTAAAAAATAAGTTCTGGATTGTTGAACAAGATAACCAAAAAGTCGGTACTCTATCCTTTAATGAAGATCAGTATATGCTTAGTGACGCAAGCGGTACACGGTTTTTAACAAAAAATCAACTAACAAAAAGACTTGGCGGGAAAGTAGATTGGCAAAAACTAAACATTGTTGAAACACATATTAAAGAAATTCACGGTTATCCTACAAGTTGTACTCCGTATAATGATATGCTCGACGTTAAACGTAAATTGCCGTTATTTACAAAAAGTAAAAAATCTAAAAGTATTTACTGTGCCGGATACTATATTATTCGTTTTGACAAAGGATGGGTTAAATCATTTTGCCCTAAATTAATTACTATCGAACGTTACGAGACTCAAGGACCATTTAAAACAGAAATAGAAATGCGTCAGGCGTTGAGTAAGGTTAATGCAAGGTAACTTATTATTTGTAGGATGTAGTCATACAAACGGATTTCATTGGAATGAAAAGTCTGGTGATAAGTTCCACTGGCAAGATAATAATTATGCAAAAATTTATGCAGAATCTTTAGCAGACGACATCTGCTACATTTATGCAGGTTCTGGAGCACCAAATAGTAAGTATCCTCGATGGATTAGACATGTACTTAATACACATAAAATTGATGGTGTATTAATACAGTCTACATATTGGGACAGATGGCCAATGGGCAATAATCTTGATTTAAAGTTTAGACATCTCGAACCTGGATATTTTACAAGAAAATTTTTAGAATCTGACAAGTTTGTTCTTTATGATGATTATAATACTCGAGATTATAACGTAGTTGAATGGAATGAAAAAGTAAAATGGGATAGTGTAGGAATGTATGATGAAGGTTGTCCTGAGCTTAACGGCGGGTATGACTGGAAGGGCTTTGATACTAATTATATGCATATGAAGTTTCATACAGAAATTGTTACACATCTTAAAAATGAAGAATATTGCAAAGACATTTTTGTAATTGACTCAATGTGCAATGTACCAGTATATATCTGGAGAATAAATGATAGGGTACAAATGTCAGAAAACTTAAATATGTTTGGAGATCTTAAAAATGTAAAAGTTTTTGAAACTCCTGCAAATATTTGGATTAAAGATAATTTAAATATTGATATAGAAGAAATGAAAATAGATGAAGAACATTACAATTTTGATGCACATAAAATAATTGCAGAAAAATTTATACCGGAGGTACTTAATGGATCCTATTAACACAAATCCTATTCAAATGTTTTTACAACAAGTTAAAACAGCAGACACTGGCAATGCTAAAGAAGTTAAGCTCGATATGGCATCAGCAAAAAGATTAGCTTTTACTATTGGTGAAGTAATGACAAGGCTGAACGGAGATTTAGAAACATTACTTATTAAAAATGCTACAAAAGAAGATGAAGTCATTAAAGTAACAATGGACGGCGGAACTGGCTGGAAATAAACTACGTAGATAACTGCTAAAAGAGATAAATATATGCGTATATTATTAAGGATTTACGCATATGAGCAGACCAAAACCAAATGTTCTATTAGAACATGTAGATAAAAAAACATATAGATCTGATCAAGTATTAAAAGCAGAAGCCATATGGGCTGTATTCTTTAAGGGCGAACCTTTTAACCTTAAATCTGCTAACATACTTACAAACTATCCTGGACCTAAATACAAAAAAGTATCTTTTTCAAATCCAGGTCATGCAATTAATCTTGCAAAAAAACTAAACGATATGTTTAACTGTAACGATTTTGAAGTTATCAAACTTAACCAAGGCGAAAGTATTCCATTGTCACAATGAACTGGAAAGAAACCTATACAAAAATATTTCTAAAACAACTTGATAAATCTGTTAATGATGTTTCAATTAAAGAACATTTACCACAGTGGTGGCAGAATACAAGAGCAAAAGATTCTGGCGGCTTACGCCTTACTGACGAAGGTCTTCGTGTAATTACAGAAGATCTAAAACTATCTACATATGACGTTCCATATCCTATAGATTTTGAAATTACCACTCAAACCATTATATTTTTAGATAAGTTTATTGACTGTCCTTACTATATGGGCCGAAAAGGTATTACAGTAACGGACGAAAAGAAAGCACTCGAACTTCATCTTTTTTCTGGCGATATACGAAAATATGGCTTAACTAAAGCAATGAACCGCCAGAAAAAAGATTAACTTTTTGGTAAAAAAGTACTTGACATTAAACGTGTAGAGTGTATACTATATATATAGTTAGAAATTAAGCACTGATTCACACAAGAGGGAATATATAATGGAAGCAACAGCAACACGCACAGTAAGCCCAAACTCGGCAAAGTCAAGCATTAAACATGCTATTAGTAAAAAACGTCCTATCTTCCTTTGGGGACCTCCAGGCATTGGTAAGTCTGATATTGTTGCACAGATTACAGACAGTCTGCCTAATTCACATTTGATTGACGTTCGTCTTTCACTTTGGGAACCTACAGATATTAAAGGTATTCCATACTACTCTGCAAACGATAATGCTATGGTATGGGGTGCTCCACAAGAACTTCCAAGCGAAGAATTTGCAAAACAATACGACAATATTGTATTGTTCTTAGACGAAATGAACTCTGCGGCTCCTGCGGTACAAGCGGCGGCTTACCAGCTCATTCTTAACCGTAAGGTAGGTACATATAAACTGCCAGACAATGTAATGATTATTGCGGCTGGTAACCGTGATGCTGACAAGGGTGTTACATATCGTATGCCAGCACCGTTAGCAAATCGTTTCATCCATTTGGAACTTGCTGTTTCATTTGATGACTGGTTTGCATGGGCAGTTGATAACAAAATTCATAAAGACGTTGTAGGCTTTCTTAACTTTAGTAAGAAAGACTTATACGACTTTGATCCAAAGTCTCCTTCACGTTCTTTTGCAACACCACGTAGTTGGTCGTTTGTATCAGAATTGCTCGAAGACGATCTTGACGAAAGCACAACTACAGATCTTGTAAGTGGTGCAGTAGGCGAAGGCCTTGCAGTCAAGTTTATGGCACACCGTAAGGTTGCCAGTTCAATGCCTAATCCAACTGATATTTTGGACGGCAAAGTAAGTGAAATGAAATCGAAAGAAATCAGTGCAACATATTCCTTAACGGTTTCACTTTGCTATGAACTTAAAGAAGCTTGTGATAAGAACGATAAAAAGTTTGATGCTAAAGTTAACAACTTCCTGCGTTTTGTAATGGATAACTTCGAGACAGAACTGGTTGTTATGGGTATGAAACTTGCTCTTACACAATACAACTTGCCAATTGATCCAGACGAAATTGATTGTTTTGATGAATTTCATGAAAAATTTGGCAAATATATCCAGGCCGCACAGCAGGCATGATATAAAAAATGGGCAGGAAACTGCCCATTTTTCTTGACTTATATGTCATATTTGTGTATAATTAGTATATAAAGTTAGCAAAGAGGACAAAATTATGAGCGTAGCGGGCACTAAACATTGGACACCAAATCCTGATATTACACCAGAAGAACTTGATGCAATGCGTGAAGAAACACTCGAACGCATTATTGTTGCACGAGTAGGCTTACTACTTCGACATCCGTTCTTTGGTAATATGGCAACTCGTTTACGCATTATGGCGGCAGATGATTGGTTACCTACTGCGGCTGTAGACGGACGCAACCTTTACTTTAATACTCAATTCTTTAATGCAATGTCAAACAAAGAAATTGAGTTTGTTATTGCTCACGAAATCTTACACTGCGTATTTGATCACTTAGGTCGTAGAGATGATCGCGACCCTGTACTTTATAACATTGCCGCAGATTACATTGTAAACAACATTCTTGTAAGAGATCGCATTGGCGAAAAACCTAAACTTGTTGATTGCTATCAAGACTTTAAATATGAAGGTTGGCAGTCTGAAGCAGTATATGACGACTTGTTTGAAGAAGCAAAAGAGCGCGGTAAAGAATTTTTAGAAGAACTTGGTGAGTTGCTTGACGAACACCTTGACGGTGAAGGTGACGATGACGGTGCTGCCGAGGAAGGCAAAGAAGAAAAAGATTCAAAGGGTAATAGTGTAAGCAAGAAAAAGCCTAAGTTTACTAAAGAAGAAGCAAAAAAAATTAGAGACGAAATTAAAGAATCTATGATGCAAGCGGCACAGGCCGCAGGCGCTGGTAATACACCAGGTGAAGTTCAGCGTATGATTAAAGAGCTTACTGAGCCTAAAATGAATTGGCGTGAAATTTTACAGCAACAGATTCAATCTACTGTTAAAAACGACTTTACATTTAGTCGTCCAAACCGCAAAGGTTGGCATACTGGCGCTATTCTTCCAGGGCAAGACTTCGATGAAACAATTGATATTTGTGTTGCACTTGACATGAGTGGGTCAATTGGTAATAGTCAAGCAAAGGATTTCTTAGGCGAAGTAAAAGGCATTATGGACCAGTATCAAGATTACAATATTAAAATTTGGTGCTTTGATACTGAGGTATACAATGAACAAGAATTTAGTGCAGATGGCGGCAAAGATTTAACTGAATATGAAATCTACGGCGGCGG